CAGAGAGGCTTACAGGGGCGCTCAATACAAGGCAAAGGCCGAAAAGGTGGTAGATGCAGCCGCCAGTCAGTTATTAAGGAATATTAAGGTCACCGCTTATATCGATGCGTGCCAGGTAGAGGTCGCCGAAAAGGCCAATGAGGCGCTTGAAATCACCGTCACGGCAAAGAAAGCCATTCTCTGGGGGATTGCCGAAGCTTGCGGGAAAGTTCAGACAGACGAGAACAATATCGATTTTATAGGCAACTCAAGAGCGGCCATCGCAGCCATCGCAGAGCTGAACAAGATGGACGGTGATTATGCGCCAATCAAGACCGAAAACTTAAACCTTAACGACAAGCTAACCCCGGTAGAGCGAAAGGCCCGCATTGCAGAACTTAGCGAGAAGCTCGGACGAAGTTGAGCTATTAAACCTCTTAGAAGAGGAATTAGCCTACAACGCATCGCAGAGTCTTGATAAGTATTGCCGGTTTATAGACGTCCCTGGTGCACCGGTCAGTGATAACGAAGATGAGGAGGAGTTCTACCCCGAGACGATTGAGCCAGCCGCTCATCATCAGCTGATCAATGCCAAGCTTGAAAAGGTCGAGCAGGGTGGGCTTAAGCGGTTGATGATCCTGATGCCACCAGGGTCAGCCAAGAGCACCTATGCAAGTGTGGTCTTTCCCACCTATTTCATGGGCAAGAAACGCCGCCGCAGTGTGATCGGCGTGTCCTACGGCTCGGATTTAGCCAAGCGCTTTGGTCGCAAATGCCGCCAGGTGGTCAGAAGCGACAAGTACCGCCAGGTGTTCGGTGCGGAGCTGTCGAGCGATAACAAAGCAACGGACGACTGGGGGCTTGATAACGAATCGCAGTATATGGGCTTCGGTCTGCTCGCAGGCGTCACAGGCAACAGGGCCGACGGCATTGTTTGCGATGATCCGGTCAAAGGGCGCGAGGATGCTGACAGCCAGCTCATTCGGGACAAAGCTTGGGAAGCCTGGCTATCAGATGTCAGAACCCGCTTAAAACCCGGCGGCTTCATCATTCTGATTCAAACGCGCTGGCATGAGGATGATATCGCAGGGCGGATATTGCCGGAGGATTACAACGGCGAATCTGGACTGATCACGGGCCAGGACGGTGAAGTCTGGGACGTGTTGAGCCTGCCCGCTGAATGTGAGCACGCCGACGATCCGCTCGGGCGAGCGATAGGCGAATACCTTTGGACTGAATGGTTCTCTGTTGAGCACTGGAAGCAGGAGAGACGCACCCAAGGAGCAAGAAACTGGTCGTCGCTATTCCAGCAACGACCCGCGCCCGATGAAGGCACATTCTTTAAACGCGAATGGTTCAAGCGCTTTAATCTGGGCGAAGAGCCTGCCACCAATAAATACCTAAGTTCTGACTTTGCTGTCAGCAAGAGTGAGGGCGACTTCACCGAGCTGGGCATTCTTGGCGTCTCGGTAGAAAGCGACCTGTACGCCCTTGACTGGTGGTATGAGCAGGAAACTCCTGACGTCTGGATTGACGCCGAGCTTGATCTGATTAAGAAACATAAACCCTATGCAGCGTTTGGCGAAAAGGGGCAGATCCGCAAGTCGATCGAGCCCTTTCTCAGCAAGCGCTCAAGAGAGAGGAAAATCTATTGCCGATTCGAATGGATAGCCAGAACAGCCGACAAGATGGCATCGGCCCGCGCCTTTCAAGGCATGGCCAGCATGGGAAAGGTTCTTATACCGAATACCTCGTGGGGCGACCGCTTGATTGACCAACTGGTGAGCTTCCCGGCAGGTAAGCACGATGATGGCGTCGACGTCTGCTCCCTGCTCGGCATGGCCATCGATCAGGCGCACCCGGCAATACTCGAAAAACCACCGGCAGAACCCAAGAAAGACGCCTGGGGCAGAATTAAACGCACGCCGAAAGGCTGGAAATCAAGCTGATGCCGAAGAAAGAGATTCAAAACGCCGACATTCCCTTGAAACGGCTAGTTGATCAATACGAGGACTTTCTCACCGCCACACAAACGGCACGGATCGCCTCACAGCGTGACAGAGATTATTTCGACGGCAAGCAGTGGACCACAGAGGAGGCTAAGAAGCTCGAAGACAGAGGCCAAGCGGCTATCGTTGTTAATCGCATGGCACCGAGGGCTAATTCGCTGCTAGGCACTGAGCGCCAGATGCGCACAGACCCCAAAGCCTACCCCAGAACACGCAAGCATGAGAAGGGCGCGCAGGCGGTCACCGATGCACTGCGTTATGTGGCGGATAATACCGATTTCGACCAGGTGGCCAGTGACGACTTTGAAGAGGTCGTCATTGAGGGCTATTCGGGCGCGTTAATCGAGGTCGTAAAGCGCGCCGACGGGCGGCTGGACATCGTTGTTAACCATCAGAATTTTGACCGGATTTATTATGATCCGCATTCGAGGCGCCGCGACTACAAGGACAGCAACTTTAAAGGTATTGTTGTCTGGCTGGATGCCGACGACGCCAAGGCTAGATATAAAGACTCTGCCGAGTGGATCCAGTCGAACGTAGGCGCCTATGACGGTGACGACGACGTCACGCACGCCGATCGGCCCGCATGGCTCGATCGAGAACGCAAACGCATCAAGATTTGCCAGCATTTCTTCAAACACGAAGGCGTTTGGCACTACGCGCATTTCACCGAAGGCCATTTCTTTATTGAGCCCACGCAGAGCACGTATTACGACGAGTTCGGCGAGCCTGAGTGTGAGCTAGAGCTCGATTGCGCCTATGTCGACAGGGAGAACGCCCGCTACGGTGTGCTGCGCAACCTGATCGACATTCAGGACGAGATCAACCACCGTCGAAGTAAGCTGCTGTATTTGCTGTCAGTCAGGCAGACCAAAGGCGAGAAGGGCGCAGTTGATGACGTCGACGAAATGAAGACGCAGATGTCGCTGGCCGACGGTCACGTCGAGATCAATCCCGGCATGGAATTCGATGTCCTGCAGACGGGCGACATGGCTATGGGTCAGTTCCAGGTTATGAACGAGGCGAAGGCGGAGATGGAGTTAGTCGGCCTTGGTAGCTCCCTCGATGACAGTAGGCGTTCCAGTGAGTCAGGGCGAAAGGCACAGCTCAACGACCAGAAGAGTCTGCTCGAATTGGGGCCGGTACTCGATGGGCATCGCCACTGGAAGCGTCGGATATACCGGCAGATCTGGCACCGCATCAAGCAGTTTTGGAAAGAAGAGCAATGGTTACGTGTTACCGACGACGACCGTAATCTGCGCTGGGTTGGGCTCAATATCCCCATCAATGGTGCAGAGCAGCGCATCGCCGAGCTTGCCGACATCGAGCCGCAGGACGTACAAGAGAAATTCCCACAGGAATATCAACAGCTCATACAGCAACAGCCGCAGCTTCAAGAGCAAGTGGCGACGGTCAATGATGTCGCCGAGCTGGACGTCGATATCATTCTAGGCGAGGGTCAAGATATGGCGACCCTACAGGCCGAGCAGTTCGAGGAGGTGTCGCGACTGGCTCAGGCTTACGGGCCGGAGTATGTACCTTTCGAGATGGTGTTAGAGCTGTCCAGCCTTCGCGACAAAGACAAGGTAATCGACAAGCTCAAGGGCGATGAGCAAGCGCAGGCCCAGCAGCAACAGCAGATGCAACAGCAAAAGCAGCTACAAGAGAAACTTGCCGAGAAGCAAATGCAAAAAGATGACATGACGTTCCAAGCTGACATTGAAGAGAAGCGCAGCAAAACAGCCAAGAACCAGGCGGAAACCCGCCAGAAGGACGTCGAAACACAGTTATTAGTATTGGATCCGCAACCAGCGAGGGCGATTACTTAACAATTTTTGTAAACAGATTAACCGCAGAGATTGACCCGCCATCGAGCGGGTTTTTTTATGCCTGGACGCCGCAGATCGGGCGAAGTGGACGACGCACAACGGTCGAAGAGGAAACTCAAAATGTCAGATCTCGCACAAATCTTAGATGGGGACGATCCAGCAGAAGCACCAGCAGCAGAGCCAGCGGCGGAAGTCGCAAACGATGCCGCACCCGCTGAAGCCGAACCCACGGGCGATCCAGAGCCGCAGGCTGCAGAGCCGAAAGCCGAGGAAGAAAAACCAGATCCGACGCCGGAATCTGAAGATAGCGATCCCTGGACAAAAACGGCGTATCTCGACGAGAAACGGAAGCGTCAAGCTGCCGAAACTCGACTCAACGAACTCGAACAGCAGAGGAATAATCCCCCAATAGCACGGCCCGATGTATTTCAAGATCCAGAAGGTGCCTTTCGTCACACCGAGAACATAGTCGCTCAGCAAGTCGGAAACATGAAAACGGAAATGTCGCAGGAGTTAATGCGCCAGTTCCATGATGATTACGACGTGCGTGAAGCGCAGTTCTTACAGCTCGCAGCGGAAAACCCGCAGCTTTCAGGCGAGCTAGCGAGAGCCACTAATCCGGCGAAGTTTGCCTATGAGACGGCGGTCAAGCATGAGCAGTACCAAGAAATGCAAGACCTGCCGACTTACAAGGCGAAACTGAAAGCGGAAATTCTGGCAGAAATCAAAGCCGAGCAAAATGGGGAGCAAACCGAAGCCAACGAGAGAGTTGCCGACATACCGCCATCGTTATCGACATCAAGGTCAACGGGTGGCGCCAACCCTAATCACCGTGTATCTGAGACGCTCACGGAGCTGATTGGCGAATAAATACCTGCTGACCTCAATATGAGGAAGGCAAAATGTCTAATACCACAACCGCCTCCGAACTGATCGTAACGGACTTTCTGAGTGAATTCTTCAAGGAATACATTCGAAAGAACCGTTTCGCTCGGTACTCAGGCACAGGGGTTAACAAACCCATAACAGTCAAGGAAGGCCGCAAGAAGATCGAGATACCCCTGGTAACTCGGTTGCAAGGCGACGGCGTTTCGGGCAGCAATCAACTGCGCGGCAACGGCGAAGCGATCGGCAACTTTGGCTGGGAACTCGCCCCAACTTATTTCCGTCACTCTGTGGAGTTCGACCGAGAGGAGTTGGAAAAACCTAATATCGATCTAATGAAAGCGGCTCGACCGTTGCTGATGAACTGGGCAATGGAATTGACGCGCAACCATATGATCGATGGCATGGCTGGCATCTATGACGGGACCACCTACTCGAACTATACGAGTAAGCGTTCCGGCACAGCGGCCACCGAAGGCGTTAAAGATACTTTCCTGACAAATAACAGTGACCGTCTGTTGTTTGGCGCATTGAAAAGTAATCTCAGCGCTGCCGATCATGCGGCCAGTTTGGCGAATATCGACAACACTGCCGACAAGCTCAGCCCTGGCATGATCAGCCTGGCTCGACGCATCGCGCAGGAAGCTGACCCGCACGTCAGACCTTTTATGGTTAATGGCGACGAAGAGTGGTTTATTCTGTTTGCAGGTGGGCGGGCTTTCCGCGATCTGAAACTCGACACAACCATGGTTCAAGCCCACCGCGAAGCGATGAATCGAGGAAAGAGCAACCCTCTATTCCGCGACGGGGATCTGGTCTGGGACAGTGTGATCATCCGAGAAATACCGGAGATCACCACTCGACTGACCACGAACTCAGCCTTAAGTGGAGCAGGAGCGGGCGGCATAACTGTCGAGCCTAACTTCCTGTGTGGTGCGCAAGCACTGGGCTTCGGGCTGGGTCAAAAGCCGCGAATCATAATCGATCGTGATTATGATTATGAGTTCCAACCTGGTGTTGCTGTGGAGTTAAAACACGACATCAAGAAGAACTTTTTCAATAACGTACAACACGGCATGGTGACTGTTTACACTGCCGGCGTTGCTGACTCATAGGAGGTGATCCATGGTTGCTGAAACATTAACGTCAACTAGAGCGTCGTCCACCTTCCCGGTTGCCGGTAACGGTCCCGCAGGCGATTTAAAACTTGCCTGGGGAACGTATGCCATTGCGGCGAACGTCGAGGATGGTGACATTTTTGAAATGTGTCGAGTCCCTGCAGGTGCCACCGTTGTTGGTGGTTATTTGCTTGCGGGCGATATGGACACAGGCACAGAGGCACTTGACCTCGATTTAGGTTGGGCCGCTAACGGCTCCGATGCGGCTGACCCTGACGGGTTGGGCAATTTCGGGGTGTCGACAGGTGACACTTCGGTGCATCTGGGCGGTACAGGCATCTTCCTCCCCTTCCAGGGAGTGTTGATGACAGCTGGGCCTAAAACCTTCGCGGCGGAGACGGTCATTCAGATCGAAGCCAACGCGGCGGCTGCGACTTTTGCGGCTGGTCAGGTGACTGTGTTGGTATTTTATACCGTATGATTGAAGGGGTCGTCATGCCTACGGTCAGGCATACCGGCTCTCTATTTATGGTTGATTTGCTACCTTATGAGCGGTGTACTCTTCGGGGTAAACCTGGCGAGTACCCGCTTTTTTTTGATCATGCTTACGACCTGCACATGAAGCACTTTTTCAAGTGGATAGAGGAATACCCCACGGTGGTGATTCCCCTGCGAGATCCAATGGACTGCGCTCGTAGCTGGGCCAAAAGGCGTGAAAGCTTTAAGTGGTTTAACCAGATGTGGGAAAACCTCATTCAGTTTGACCGATTTAACCCTTTTTATATTCCTATAGACAAAACAGACAAACAGAACAGGTTGGACGCACTGGCTGATCACTTAGGTGTTGAGCTGGCTACCGACTGGACCCCGATAAATACCTGCAGTGACCAGGCTATTGCCATACCGGAATCCGTCAAGGATGTGTACAGCTTGCCTGTCATTAAGGACTTTTATGAAATTTAAATATAGTGGAAATGAAGGCGGGACCAGCTGCCACAATCTCGAATTCCCCTACGGCGAGGCTGTTGAGGTAAGCGACGAGGTGGTAGCTGTAAAGCTGCGCGGTAACCCGCACTTTGAGGAAGTGGTGCTCACAGAGGTGAAGGCGAATGGCAACAACGCTGGAAAAAGTAAGGCTAAAAGCAGCAAGAAAACTCGGGCTAGCAAGGTTCGGACAGTCGATAAAGTCGCATCATGATACCGACCTGACCGAAGCGTATAACGAGCTCTATGATGAGCTCGCCGATTTTGAGCTGACCAAGTGGTCGTCGACCGGCTCGCTGCCTGACAAGTATGCCGATCCAGTTGCGGCCTTGCTGGCTGCTGCGCGCGTGGATGAGTATCGCGTCTCTGACAGCCGTTATCTGCGTGTGGTCAATGCTGCCATCGCGGCCAGGCGCAAGCTGCACGCGCTCAAGGCGGGCAAGCACCACCCCAACGACAACCAAACGCAGGTGAATAACTTCTGATGCGCATTCCGATCCTGCTCGCCGGTCCCTCGAATCAAAGCCGCGAGCTGTCGATGTCGAATCAGGTGACAAAAAACCTGTACCCGGCTATCGACCCGAATAACAAGAGCCTGGTGTACCTGAACGGCACGCCGGGGCTTAAGAGCTTTGCGACGCCGACGCCGGGGGCTAATCGCGGTGGGTTCTTGTTTAAAGGGCTGCTCTATGTGGTCGCGCATCAAACGCTATTCAGTATCGATAGTGTCGGGACGCACACGAGCATCGGCACGATCGAGGGCGGTGAGCGATGCCTGTTCTCGCGCAACGGCAATTACCTGATTATATCTCCCCTGGGCAGCACGGCGTACATCAACGGTTTCACGATCTACACACCTGACCAG